AAGAAGTAGAACTTGAATCTTATGGAGGATATCCACAGTCTGCAAAAAACAATGCTAAAAGAGGAATTAAATACAATGAAGCTGTAAATAATAAATGTGCAACTCAAGTTGGTAAGGTTAGAGCAAGACAACTTGAAAGAGGAGAGAAATTTACTTTACCTACTCTTAAACGCATATATTCATATTTATCAAGAGCTTCTGCTTATTATCAGGAAGGAAATAATGAAGCTTGTGGAACTATCTCATATTTATTGTGGGGTGGTAAATCAATGTTAACTTGGGTAACATCTAAACTTAAAGGACTTGATGCAATAGAAGCAGCATCAACTATTATCGATGGAAGAGCTGCTTATACAACTATAGAAGAAGCAGAAAAAGCTGCTGAAGATATTGGCTGTTCAGGGTATCATACACACGAGTACGAAGGTGACACTTGGTATATGCCCTGTGAGGAACACAATCTAAAAGCTCCTTGCCAGGATGGATATGAGCAGATAGGTATGAAAGATAAAGACGGTAGAAAAGTGCCTAATTGTGTTCCAATAAAATGAGAAGAAGAAAAAATGCAACATTAAGTTATTCTTCTCCTAAATCAGGACAAAGAGGTTGTTTATGTCCAGACGGAAGAACATATTCAACAAAATGTTGTGATGGTACACTTGAAGCACAAGGAGTAGGAAGATTAGGGGGAAGATTTTATTTATTACAAGAAAATAGAAGTTTCTTGTTACAGGAGGATAACAGTAAAATAATATTATAATGGCAAATAAAAAAATATCAGAATTAAACGCATCTACAGCATTACAAGGATCAGAACTAATACCAGTTGTTCAAAGCGGTGAAACAAAATATGCAGAAATAAAGGATATAGTAAACTATATAGTTCCAACAAATTTAACTGTTTCAAATGGTCAAACTATTGATTTAAATAGCTCAACTTATGAAGATTCTGAAATGATAAAATTATCTTGGTCTGGAGATGCAGGAAGTATGACACTTACTTTACCTGATGCAACAACTTCAAATAACACCCACAGAATAATGAGATTTATTTCTAATGGAGGTTTTTCTGTTAGCACAAGAGCTCATTTAACACCAAGAGCAGGACAAACATTAGATGGTTCATCTTCTTATTATGAAATTAATAAAGAATATGAAGGTATCACTGTTTGGAGTGATGGATCAGACTGGTATATAATCCAAGCTAAAGCATAAAAATACAACAAAGTATTTTAAATCAGTAATAACTATAAATAAGAATCTTATGAAAGCAAGTGAAATTGTAACTAAAATCAAAGATGTTCTTTTGTCTTCAACTAAAGAAGAGGAAACTATTCCTGAAGTTGAATTAAAAGAAGAGGCTCCTAAAGCTAAAAAAGAAGCTAAAGAGGAGATTAAAGAGGAAGCTCCTGCTGCTAATGTACAAAAAATTACATATTCTGCAGAAGAAGGTGCTGAAGAACTACAAGAGGACAACTACGAAGAAGACATCGTAGAAGAGTCTCCTGCTGTAGAGTATGCTACTAAAGATGAAGTCGCTGAACTTAAATCTATGGTAGAAAAATTAAGAGGAATGATTGAAGCTAAAGAAGAGGCTAAAGAAGAAGTTCCACAGGAACTTTCTGCTGATGAACCAGCTGAAGCAATCTCTCATTCACCAGAAAACGAAGTAAGTAATAATATTGGTGTTAGGTTTGCTCCTAATGCAAATAGAAACACTACTTACAATAGAGTATTAAACGCAATAACTAATAATTAATTAATTTTTAAAAATGGCAACAACAACTTCAATAACTACTACTTACGCTGGTGAATTTGCAGGGAAGTATATCTCAGCTGCTCTTTTATCAGGTAAAACTTTAGCAGAAGGTAATATTACAGTAGTACCTAATGTTAAATATAAACAAGTAATGAAAAAAGTGGCAACTGATGACATCGTAAAAGACGCAACTTGTGACTTTGCTGATACATCAACACTTACTCTTACTGAAAGAATTTTACAACCTGAAGAGTTCCAAGTGAACCTTGAGTTATGTAAAAAAGACTTTAGATCTGACTGGGAAGCAGCTCAAATGGGATATTCTGCATTTGACAACTTACCATCTAACTTTGCAGATTTCTTAATTGCTCACGTAGCAGATAAAGTAGCTCAAAGAATCGAGACTAACATTTGGACAGGTGCTAACGCAACTGCAGGTCAATTTGATGGATTCATCACTACTTTAGGTGCTGACGCAGATGTAGTTGATGTAACAGGTACAACTTCAACTGCAGCTAACATTATTACAGAGCTTGGTAAAATTGCTGATGCAATTCCTTCAACTGTATATGGTGCAGAAGATATGACTATTTTCTTACCAGCTGATATGTACAGAAACTATGTAAGAGCTTTAGGTGGATTTGGTGCTTCAGGATTAGGAGCAGCAGGTACTAACAACGAAGGTACTCAATGGTACAATATGGGTTCTGGTTTATCATTTGATGGTATTCAAGTAGTTTATGCTCCTGGTTTATCAACAAGTGATGCTGTAGCAGCTCAAAAATCAAACTTATTCTTCGGTACAGGATTACTTTCTGACCAAAACGAAGTAAAAGTAATTGATATGGCTGACCTTGATGGTTCTCAAAACGTAAGAGTCGTAATGAGATTTACTGCTGGTATTCAGCACGGAATTGGAAGTGAAGTAGTATTATACGCTACTGCATAATAAAACAAATTGTTTAACATAAAAAAGGTAGGTGGAGTTTTACTACCTGCCTTTTTTTATAAAATATAAAAATTATGGCTTGTGATATCGCAAAAGGAAGAAAAGAACCTTGCAAAGATGTAGTTGGTGGAATAAAAAATCTTTATTTCGTTAACTACGGAGATTTAGGTACTGTAAGTATAACAGATGACGCTACTGGGGAAGAAATTACTAATATTACTGGATATACTGGTGATGTAGCTGGTGACTTAACTTGTTATAAGTATGAAGTAAAAGGTAATTCATCATTAGAGCAAACTGTTAACTCTTCAAGAGAAAACGGAACTACTTTCTATGAGCAAACACTTAACTTAACTCTTAAGAAATTATCTAAATTAGATAATAAAGAATTAAAATTAATGGCTTATGGAAGACCTCACGTTGTTGTTGAAGATTATAACGGTAACTATATGATGGTAGGTCTTGAACACGGTGCAGATGTATCTGGAGGTACAGTTGTAACTGGTGCTGCTATGGGAGATTTAAGTGGATACACTTTAACTCTTACAGCTATGGAAACAAGACCAGCAGTGTTTATGAAAAATACTGGTGGTGCTGTATTTAATTCAACAGACTTTGCTGGATTAACTGGTACTATTACTATTACTGAAGGTACTAACTCTTAAACATAGAGTGTTCTTAAAAGAAAAGGAGGCAATTTGCCTCTTTTTTTTTGAACATAATTAAGCATATTAAGTTATATAGATATGATAAGATTATCACCAACAACTTCATCTCAAACAATAAGTATAATACCACGAGCATATACAGTTGCCAGTGACTTATCTATGGTTATCGTAGAAGACGGTACAAGAAAAACTCAAACAATAAATGACATTACATCTTCATTATCATCTAATGGTAATTACTTGGAGATGTCTATTGCTTTTAGTATTTTAACTGCTGAAAATAGTTATTCGTTTGAACTTAAACAAGGAAGTACATTATTATATAGAGGTAAAGCATACTGTACATCACAAACAGATAATACAACAGACCACACATTAAATAGTAATAAATATAATCAGTACGTAGGAACTGATACAGATGACCAAAAATATATTGTAATATGAACAAAGTAAAAGTAATAAACTTAGCAGGGTATGAAGTACCTTCTATAAAAGAATCAACCAGGTATGATTGGGTTGAATATGGTGACGATAATAATTATTTTGGTGACATCATAGAAAGATATACAGGTAGTCCAACTAATTCAAGATGTATAAATGGTATTACAGATTTGATTTATGGTAGAGGATTAAACGCAACAGATTCAGAAACTAATTCTGTTCAGTTTGGACAAATGCAACAAATATTAAAAGATGTTGATGTAAGAAGAATAGTAGGAGACTTAAAGTTACTTGGACAAGCTGCAATACAAGTTGTATATAACAAAAGAAAGACAAAGATTATGCAGCTTAAACATTTTCCTACTGAAACTCTTAGAGCAGAAAAAGCTAAAGATGGAAAAGTACAAGCATATTATTATCATCCTAAATGGGCTGAATTAAAACCATCTGATAAACCTAAAAGAATACCAGCTTATAAGTTTGGTAGAAAAAGTGAAACTGTAGAGATATATTGTATTAAACCATATAGAGCTGGTTTTTATTACTATTCTCCAGTTGATTATCAAGGATGTTTACA